TTTTGTACATTACATTAGAAATGTCAGAAGAACGAATCGCAGAAAGAATAGATGCAAATTTATTGAATATTAAATTAGATGATCTAATAAGTTTACCTAAAAGTATGTATGAAAAGAAAATGGAAGACCTCAAGAGTACAGTTAAAGGTAGACTGATTATCAAAGAATATCCTACAGCCGCGGCTAGTACAAATCATTTTAGAGCATTATTGAATGAACTAAATCTTAAGAGAAATTTTAAACCAGATATGATCCTTGTTGATTATCTTAATATATGTTCTTCTTCAAGAATTAAACCAGGACAATATGTAAATTCTTACAGTTATATTAAATCGATAGCAGAAGAACTTAGGGGATTAGCAGTAGAATTTGATGTTCCTATTTTGTCAGCCACCCAAACGAATAGGGCAGGGTTTCAGAATACTGATGTGGGTCTTGAAGATACTAGTGAAAGTTTTGGACTTCCCGCTACTGCTGATTTTATGTTTGCTATTATTAGTAATGAAAATTTAGAAGAAGCAGGACAAATATTAATCAAACAGCTAAAAAATCGATATAGTGATATTACCTCAAATAAGAAATTTTTAGTAGGAATTGATAGAGCAAAAATGAGACTTTCAGATTTGGGAGAACAATCACAGTCTGGATTGGTTGATACAGGTAAAGAAGAAAAAAATGATACTCCATCATTTGACATTGCCACCGGTGGAAGAATGAAAAACAAAAAAGATTTTGGGGAGTTTAAATTTGGAGAATGACAACATAATCAATTTAGAAGAATATAAAAAACAAAGAAAAGAAGACAGAGAAGAATATTATAAAACCTTATCTGTTGCCACCCTCAAAGCATTCGAACCCGATTGCTATTACATCAACCCCGAAAAGGGAACGATGATTCATGTCCTATTCATTACGGACAAAAGTGACATTTTTGACAGAGAAATGATCTATGTTATGGAAGATCCATCTGGAGTAGTTTATTGTGCTCCAGTAGATGAAGATACCTGTAAGGGATGGCATGAACTTGCTGATGATGTTTTTGCACACGAAGTTCTAAAAAAGAGATATGAAAGTGAGTTACCACCATTTCCAGATCCAGAGCCTACTGAGCCCACCGATGTAACATGAGGGTGTCAGTTATTATAAATATATCAGTAAACTCTATATCTTTTAGGAAAAAAATTAATGAAATCTTTAAAGTCTTGGATACAACAGTTAGATGAAGCAAGTTCAGAAGATACAACATTCTTTCATGAAGTGGTATGTGCAATAGCTTGTTCCAACGCGGGTTCTACTGGAGCGGGAAGTATCAAAAAAGGTGCTGATATATTTCCATTTTTTCGTGATAAAGTTGTAATAGCTAAAGGTCCGGGAGCCGGAGAAGGTACAGATATAACAGATTTCGAAGGAATGAAGCAATATAAATTCTTTGATCCTACTGTAAAAGAAACTCCAGCTGGGGAAGATCCATCTACAGAACTGAAGAGTAAATGGGCGACTGAAGATCATTTTAATGAAAAAGATATGCCATCGCGGGTGACAGATGCAATCGCTGTCGCAAAGGCTATAGTAGAAAGAATAGGTAGACCAACTGGACCAGTTTATTGGACAGGACCGACTAATGATTCAACAGATTTTGGAGCAGCAGACATTGCATATAATGGACAAGGAATATCTCTAAAATTTGGAGAAGGACAATTCAAAAACTTAACAGTTAATCAATTTGCTAGAGCGGCATTAGGAGCTGGAAAAGAAACAGAATTACTTACAGAATTACACGATGATGTACCAGAAAAATGGGATGACATGACATCGGCTTGGTTGGATTTGATATGGAAATCTTTAAATAATTGGGATGTGTCGAAATTCAGGACAAAGACAGGTACGCAAACGGGTGTGTCGAGAGCAGATGCATTAGTAGAAGCTAAAAAATTGGTAGGAAAATGGAAAGCGGAAACTTATGGTAGCTGGGACAAATACCAAAAGAAAAGAATATCATGGGAAGAAGTACAGACATTCCACGATTTATTATATGTCCCAAAAAAGAAAAAGGTTTACAATAAGGATGATAGAAAAGGTGATAAGGATAGAGTAAAACAATTTAGATATGTTTGTAGAAAACTGCTCGATCAAGGCCCAACAGCAGTTAGGAAAAAATGGAAAGATGAAAGAAATGGTAGATTTACCGATATATTTGGTACGTATTTTAACGATAGGGATGAAACAATAAAAGAAAATTTAGCGACAATATTTGAAAAACAAATTAGTGTTAGCCCGAAACCTATGATATATGCCAGTAAGGGGGGAACAGATGTTAGACGCGTTCCTTCAAAGGCCGAGTTTGATCATTCTATTGAAAAGATTTCATTTTCTTATGAGGGGAAAACAACCGGTGCAGGATATACTTTTATTTTACTTGCACAAGCTGATCCCAAAGATCCTCAAGAAAAAATTATGGAAATTACTATTTTCTTCAGATGGAAAAGTGCAGGACAAATGATAGGAAATCCCGATACTTCATCAGAATCAGAAATGTATGTCACCGATTATACAGATATGTTTCCGGAGATAGCAGGATAATGTTCGCATTCGGCTCATTCTTAACTGAACAAAAGAATCTTCACATGGAACACCTTGAAGATGAAGTGTTAAATGGTGGAGTAGCAGGAACAAGAGGCGCAATAAATTTCCTTCAAGGGTTAAGGGATATGTTAGCTGGAAACGCCGATTCATCCGTCAATGTAACTGTAAAGTGGGACGGAGCACCAGCAGTGTTCGCCGGGGTTAATCCAGAGAATGATAGATTTTTCGTAGGTACTAAAGGAATATTTGCCAAGAACGCAAAGATAAACTATACTGAAACAGATATAAATGATAATCATTCCGGTGGATTAGCATCAAAACTTATAGTTGCTCTTAATGAATTACCCAAAGCAAACATAAAAGGTGTTTTACAGGGTGATATGATGTACACAAAAGAAGATTTACAAACAGAAACGATTGACAACGAACAATATATTACTTTTCAACCTAATACAATCGTTTATGCAGTGCCCGTAAAGACTAGATTGGCGGCCAAAATCTTATCCTCTAATATGGGAATCGTATGGCATACTACTTATAGTGGTGATACGATGGAGGATATGACCGCCTCTTTTGGTGTAAGTTCAGGTGCATTTAGGGAAAGTGGTACAATATGGCAAGCAGACGCTTCATTTCAAGATACATCTGGAAGTGCTACCATGACAAAGAAACAAACTGGAGATGTTACAGCAATACTAAAAAAAGCAGGAAGCTTATTCCAGAAATTAGATTCTAATGTTTTAGAAATGATCGCAACTGATGATCAAACATCCACATTAGTAAAAACATATACTAATAAGATGGTAAGACAGGGAGAAACCATTAAGGATGTGAAGAGACATACAGCAGGATTGATTGCATTTGTATATGACAAGTTGAAGGCAGATATTGATAAGGTAAAACGAGAAGAGACAAAGAAAATCAAAAAAGATATGATGGACAGATATGTGGGGTTTCTTAGGAAGAATTCAAGCCAAATTGTTAAGATATTTGCAATGCAAAACTTACTTATTGAAGCAAAACTAATAATTATTCGTCAGTTAGAGAAGGTTAAATCTATAAAAACCTTGATGAAGACATCTACAGGATTTAGAGTAACAGCACCAGAAGGATTTGTTGCTATAGACAACCTCAAGGGTGGAGCGGTCAAATTGGTTGACCGGATGGAATTTTCAATGCAGAATTTTAATGCTGCCAAAAATTGGGACAAATAAATGAAAACTTTTAAAGAATTAAATCTAGAAGTTGATCTCGCCGAAGCCGATAAGGAAGCTCTTAAACGTGCATTGGCAATATCAAAGTGGAAGAAAGCTGGTGGAAAAGTAGATAAACAACCAGAGAATATAGAGAAATGGTGGGGGCAATTATCACCAGCAGATAGAAAACGAGCAGAAAACCTTGCTCAATACAAAAAAGAGAAAAAGAAATAATGGAAGAAGACACAGAAGATGAACCAGAGATGGGATATGAAAAACCAGAATATGAACAACGATATGTTCCAGAACATCCTTATTGTACAAATTGGCCAGTAAGCAAGGAAAAGGAAAATGAAAAAATTTAAACAAGCAAATGCAGATTTGTATGAGGTTTCAAATCAAGAAAAATTAGCTCATGATATGGCTCTGATTTCTGAAGCGGGTGATATGTGTGGTATACCATTAGATTCATTAAGGTCGAAGGTTATGCGTGATAGACATAAAAAAATGTGTGGAACACCAAAAAATGTCAAGAGTAAAAAAAGTATGTGGTCAAAAGCAGCACAAAAAGCAGCAGGTGGTAGATTATACAATAGTGTCGAGGAAGGGCCGGATGATAATTTAGTTGTACTAATACGAGATATTACTTCTAAAATGATTGGCGCTATTAAAAAGAAAGACCAAAGAAAATTAATAGGGCTTTATAAAACTTTAGGTAAGATTGTGGGAGATTAAATGAAAAGTTATAAAATTTGGCAAGAAGGTTGGTTTTCCAAAAAAGAACCAGAAGATAAAGATGGAAAAGAATTACAAGATCTTGGTATGAAAGCCGCTGGCAGAGGTGGTTGGTCTAAGAAGGAACAAGAACGATATAATGATCTCTGGATGAAGATGCACAAAAAAGGAAAAACACCAACAATGACACCACCGGCTGTATATGGTGATGATTCATGGGGAACTAAAACCGCAAAACTTCATAAAAAACTTAAACTTACTACAAGAGATCATTCGGGTGTATTGTCATAATGAAATCATTTAAAGAATATGTAAAACCCACAAAAATAACAATAAAAGATAAAAGTGGTAAAACTCATACTCCAAAGGTAAGAATTAGAACAGGTGATACTCATATTGCAATAATACATTGGAATGAAATACCAGCAACTAATTTTGCAAGTGGTGTAGAAGCACATACAGAATTTATTACTGGTACGACAAAGAGTTTAGAAAAATCAGTATCACATACACTAAAAAGACATAAGAAACATATTAAGGGTGTAGAAATTCAGGGGTTAGAGGTATGAAATCTTTTAACGGATATCTTACAGAAGAGCAAGCCGGATTTAATACTAAAGACATGATTTTTACTAATGCAGATACTCCTGCATTAATATTATCTCCTACTGCTTTAGAGAGAGCATTTGGTGGACTTGAACGAATTAAAGCATGGCACGTTACTGATTTATCAGGATTGAAAGGATTAATAAAACTACAAGGAAAGAAATCTTCTATCTCAGTACTGACGGAAATAGAACCATCAGACCATCAGCCTTTTGAGGGTATTGAAACTGGTG